AGTTAGTTCCTTCTGTTACTGTAACAGTCGCACTTGCCATACCATCAAATGGGTCAGCAGAAGTAGGCGCAGATACAAAGTTAGCAGGTTTCAATTCTTGTGCGGATAGTGTAAGGGTATAACCTGAAAGGTCGCCCATAGCTGCACCCGTTACAATAGTTCCCCCTGTTACCTCTGCTCCGTGTTCCAATCCCATAATAAACACATTACCGTTGTAATCTTCAACAGCAACGTGTGGTCTACCATAGGCTAATAGTTTCAATTCTTTGTTATCTTCCTTAGATAGTTTTTTAAGGGTAAGATTTAAAGTTTGCTCGAAGAATGTAGTACCATTCTCACGTGAAGCAGTAATAGTTTGTTCAAAACTACTATTACCCTTTAGTTCGTATTTAAAGGCAGTAAAAGTACCTGATAAATCTGTTATTTCGTCATCCGTTTGGGTTACTGTTCCGTAATCACCGAAATCAGTAAAATATACCGCACGAATACCGCCTACAACGTCTTTACAAGGCTCTTTTCTACCCAATGTCAAATCACAAGCCATATTATTTTAAATTAAAAAAGGGTAGGCAGATTTTAAACCACCCACCCTTTATTGTTAGTTAATTAGTTCTTAGTTAGCAGCGTTGGTAATTCCGTAGGTTACAATATCAGAAGCGATACCATACTCAACACCAGCGGTAAACCTCATCACTACTCTTACGTTTTGCGAACCGTCAAGGTCAGCCATATCAATAACTTTTACTTCGTTGTGGTCAGACAATAGTCCAGTACCAAAGTACAAGTTAGATTTTTCAGCAGCCATAGCAACGTTGTTAGCAAGACCATTAGCAACAAATAGTTTTACACCATCAAAGCTAAGACCACCACCATTGTACCATTGAGTACCTTTGTTGTCAGTACCAGCATTTGAAGTAGCAGCGACTGAAAATCCGCCCAATGCTCTTACATAGGCTCTTGCAATGTTTTGCGAAACATAGATATACAAATCCTCACTACCGTAAAGGGTAGAAGGAATAGCATCTACTACTTTTCCAAGTTCAGTAATAACGTTAGAAGAAGTAACAGTAGTTCCAGCTACCTCTTGGCCTGAAGGTAAGTTAGCATCTAAAGCAATTTTAGTAGTAAGACCGTCAAACTGTCCACTTGTAGCGGTTGTACCTTCCCAAATTGATTGTTCAGTTCTTTGAGCAACCTTAGCAGCTACGTGAGCAATAAGGAAATCAGAGAATTTAGTAGGAAGTGAATCGTGAGCAGAAAAGCCCATAGATAAAGCTTCCCAATCGTCTTGGAAGTCAGCCTTACAAAGTTGTAGGTTTACTTGTTGAAATTCGGGAGTAAGTGTTCTCTCATCCAATGTAATAGTAGAAGTAGCGGTAAAATCGCAACTTGCATCTTTTACGATGTCATCGGTGCTTACAGTTTTAATAACGTGTTGATACTTTACGTTAGGCTTTACAGTAATACCACCGTTCTCAATAGTGTTTGCTGATAAAAGGGCAGCAGAGATGTATTCTCCTGCAAACTCCCCATTATAAGCTACACTTGCGTTTTGTGTTGTAGTTGTTGGCATTTTTTAAAATTTATTTGTTTTTAATATTTGAAATTCTTGCAAATACTCTATCGGCAGTTGTCATTTCTCTTTTCTGTCCGTAGAGTTTCATTTCTTTTTGTGATTCGGCTTCGGGATTGTGTTTTACTTTTTCAAGTTCTACTTCAACCTTAGAAAGTTCTTCTTTAACCTCTTGCTCGGCGATTTCTTTGTCAGCTTCTTCTACTTCTTCTGACATTTCCTCTTTGTCTTTAATCATTGCCTTGATTTCTTCAATCATAGACTTGACCTCTGCAAGTTCTTCTTTGGTTGCATATCCCATCTCTTCTTTTTCTTCCTCAGCAGCTTCTACTTCTTCTTCTGCTTCAGGAGCTTCTTCGGGTTTTCCTATTTTAGCAATAACACCTTCTTCTTCTACAATAAGCATTTCGCCATCTTCTAAAGTGTATTCGCCTACAGGTAGTGCTACCTTTTCATCGTCTGTTACAATAAAAACTTCACTACCAATAGCAAAATCTTCACTTTCTATAACAGTTCCGTTTTCCAAAGTAGCTTGCGCTAATTTTACTTCTTGGACTTCCTCTTCAAGTTGAACCCCAACAAGCTCTTTTACTTTGTTTAACATATCTGTTGCTTTCATAAATAATATTTATATATATACAATAACTTTTTTATTTTGTTGTTATATTTTTATTCTGTTCCTGTAACATTACCTACCCCTTGCGCTCTATGGTCATCCCCATCGCAACAATCTCTTGAATAAGTATTAGTTTCCCAACACAGACAACCCCTTCGGTCATCATTAGGAACTGGCGGTTTTACTTTGTGTTGTTTCATTAGCTAAAATCTGCGTTTTGTGTTCTTTGTATAAAAAATATAATATCCCAAATTTTTGCAGTTCCTCCGTTTGCGGTAATCCTCCATTCTGAACCATTAGTTACAAAATCTGCATCTGCATAATATTGGAAAATTCCGTGAAAATCGTGTGATACATCATTACCTTTTGGAAAATTTACATCGCTTCGTATTCTGTCGTATGGAGTTCCATTACCCCCCTCAAAATGTAAACTTAAATATGTTTGATTAGCATTCGCTGCTGAACACCTAAATACTACGGTCATCTGATATACGTCATTTTCGTTTACTGCGGTTACTTTAGTTCCGTTGTAAAACGATATTGATGGATGGCTTCTGTAAATACTTGATGCGTTATTAGGTAATACAACTTCTATACCATCTAATAAAGACAGTTTACTTGATGAAGTATATTGACTGTCATCGTATCTTGCCCATCCTCCTATTGTGGTTACGTCTTGCGGATATACGACAACGTTTTGAGAGTTGTGTCCCATATAAAGGGCAGAATCTGTCCTAAGCATTGCACCGTTTTCAATATTTACATTATCGACTACGGATTGTGATACATCTTCAACGTGTACTCTGTATGCTGTGTTTTTTGCCATTATTCTATACCAAGTTCTTTTAGTTTAGCACCTGCCCATCGTAATCCTGCTTTACCACCCCACAATAAGTAGGATATAGTGCCACAAGCTTCGTTATTACCCTCGTCATAATATTCCTCTGCTCTTGATAGGTAACTAAACATTCTTTTTATGGTTTCTACAGTTATAGCTTCGCCCTTTGCTAATTGTTGCGCTCGTACTTTACCTACTTGGGTTGCGCATTTGTTGTTTACTTTTTCGTTTAGTTCTATTCCCCTTTTTGCGTTATTACTTACCGCATCAGGATAATCCGCATAACTTTCAAATTCTTGCTCGTTGTCAAATAGGTTTGTAAGTTGGTCTAATATATGTTGTGCTTCTTCTTCTTCAATCTCAGAAAGTTCGTCTTTTATAGACTTGTCTTGTGGTCTGTTTAATTTGTCCGCAAAATAACCCTCTATTGAAAACCCTTTTACCTTTCCAGTTTTTACATAGTTATCCCATACATCGTCATTGTGTACTTTCATAGATACCATCCAAGTTCCAATAGGCACATTTAAATCGTAATGTCTTGTCTTATCTTTTTCACCTTCTACTATCCAACTTTCAACCGCAGTAAGGCCCGTCAATGGCATATTGTGTTCTAAAGTTGAATTGTTTTGGTTGCCCCTTATAAAAAATAGTTCACTTGCTTTTCTTACGGTTTCCTTAGAAAAATAAATATAGTATTCATCTTCTCCATTTCTTCTATAAATGGGTTTGTTAGGTACAAGTGCTGCACCCATTAAGATGCGCTTTTCCTTATCTACCTCTGCAAGTTTAAATTCTTGGGTTTTTAGTGCAATAAAATCTTCTTCTATTGCAGGACTTTCTACAACGCTTATAGCTTCAATTCCTGAAACGTCATCGTTTTCGTCAATTACAAGTTCTACGATATTCATATTATAACAATATTATTTTTTAACTTTTGTTTTATTTTACCCAAGTGAGGCACTACTTTCAATGTTTCTATCTAATGCTTGTTGCGATGACACCTCTTGCGATACTACAAACGCTTTTACTGGCTTTTGTTCTTGTTGTCCTATCGTTTGTGCTAATTGGTTTTCAGGTGCTGCTCCTACCACGTTAAACGATGGTGCTGATGGTGTTGATGGAGCAGAACCTCCACCACCTCCACCACCTCCACCCATAGACGGGGTGCTTATAATAGATTGTATTTGTTTAGCACTAAACGCTGCCGC